TTATAAATCAAAATGGTTAAGAAGTCAACCTATCAACTTCAAACACATCATAACGGAAGGTAATGTCACAGGTAGGAATAGTTTCTGCATCCAATTTGGTATCAAAATTAATCATACTGATGGAGGTAGGATGACAGTTAAGAAACTTAAAACGAATGTTAGGATTGTTGGCATTGGTATTGATAGTTAGATAACCATCAAAATAAAGAGGTGTTTTATCTTGTTGACTTTTTCTTGGATATTGTTCAAATGATTCCGGTCTGGTTAGAGATGATAACCAGTTATATGTTTCCTGCCACACCCGAAGGTCCTCATCTATCAAAGTGGTGATAGTTAGTGGTTCATAGTTTAATTTCTCACCATGTCTATAGGTGTTGGAGAATGGGGTAGGTATAGTTATTTCGGTTGTTGAAACGGATGGAATACTGACCGATTGACAAAAGTATTTTAAATACGGTTTATCAGGAATAAGAAAGGTGAACTTTGTTGCCTGTAATAGACTGGTATTTTTTGGTATATTAGTGGTAAAACTTTCTATAGCCATAGTATCCTCCGTCCATTATTTAGGTATAAAAAAAGAGGGACCCGAAGGCCCCTCTCTGATCGGTTACCCGATTTCTTATTATTATTAGGTAAGATTTCTTACTCTAAAGATGCGGTAGTAGATGTTAGCCTGATTGGTAACATCACGGGTACCAACAACGCCGTCACCAGCAAGTGTAGCAAATGGGTTTGCAACCATGCCGTAACGTGTTTTGAAGCCAATCTTTGGCTGGAAGGTATCCTGACCGATTGCACGGACCATCTGTAGTGGAACGTATGGGCAGTAGAATAGACCAGCATCGAATGGTGACTGACCACGGTAACCAACGGTTACAAGCTCGTCGCCGTTTGCTGAACCACCGAAGTAAGGGTCAATATAAACCTTAATACGGCCGTGAAGCATACCAACGAATGTGTTGCCTGTATCGTCAACTGTTAGATCAGCAGAAAGTTGTGGTGTATAGGAAAGAACACCAGCCATAGCCATTGCTGAAGCAACGTCTGAAGAGACGATAAGGACGTTGCCCTTGCCTCTACGTGTAGCTTTTGCAATTGCGTTACATTCACGTTCAATGTGGAAAATAAGACCTTTGAACTTCTCAACTGACCAACGGCCGTTTGAGTCGGTGTCAAGATCGAATGTACCAGCAGTTGTAACACCATACTGAGCACCGAGTGTAGCAGAACGATAGATTGTTCTGATAACTTCACGGTTGATTTCAGCAAGAATTTCTGTTGACAAAATGTTTGCCAACTCTGTCTCAGCATCAAGGCCGTGAATGGCTTTAAGATCCTGAGCAAGTTCTGTGGTGTATTCTGCTTTTAGGGCACGTGACTTAGCAGTAACGGTAACTTTGTCAATACTGAAAGCCATTTCGTTGAACATGTTACCAGCAGAATCGCCGAGAGCCTCAGCCTGTGCTGTTGACATGCCTGTACCTGTTGGATATGAATTACCAGCAAGTGTTGAATCAGCAAATGGATTGTTATTGGCATCTGGGTGTGAACCAGTTGTATTGAATCCAAATGCATTATTCTGACCAGAAAATGCTGTGTTTGCTTCGTTGAAGAGTGCTTCGTTTGAACCAGCAACGCCAGCATTTGTACCTGACATTGATTTATAACGTGAACGCATAGCAAAGATAAGGCCTGTAGGACCTGTCATTGGCTGAACGCCGCAAACGTCATAAGCAATAAGGTTTGGAAGGGCACGACGAACGAGTGAAATCAAAATTGGATCGTATGAACCAATGTTTGTGCCAGCACCGAGGCCACCACCAGAGTTGGTAGGAGCGGATTCGTTTAGGATGTTACCTTCTTCAGCCATAGCCTTTTCTTGGTTCTCAAGAATGACTGCGGTAACTGCACGACGGTATGAATCCTTAATTGGGTTTAGGCCTTCGTGGTCAAGAACTGGTGACCACTTCTGCTCTAGATTTTCTGTTAAATACATTTTAGTTTCCTTCTTTCTATGTTTAAGTAGTTAATTTAATTACTTTGGAAGACTTCTGCCAAGTGCTTTGACATAATTAGCCATTGGTCCTTCGAGATTTTCAGCACTTTCACTGATCATCCCTGGTGCCTTAGCATTATCAACACGATCAAGAACATCATTATTGTTCTTGACAACAGTTGGGAAATAGTTCTCCCGTAGTGTAGAAATCTTTACAATGAACTCATCATCTTCGGTATACTCAACGTTCTCAACGAGACCTTTTAGTTTCTCAGCCTGAGTTGTTGTTAGACCTTCACAAACAGCAGCAACAAGTTCAACCTTACGAGACTCATTAAGCATTGATGTAAGGGCAACATTACGCTCAATTTCTTCATTAAGTTTTGCTTCAAGTTGTTCTACTGTTGAAGAGAGTTCTTCTACTACAGGAACACTCTCTTCTGGAATGTCAATGTAGTGTTCTGCGAATAGTGATTTAAGGCCAGAAATAAAGTCTTCTGTTAGTTCTGAACGGAGTGCAGACTCAACAGCAACTTCATTTTCTTCAATCCACTGTTCAACAACGTAGTTTAAATAATTATCAACGTTGGTTGAAAGTTCTTCCATGATTTCGGAAACTCTTTCTTCCAATGTTTCAACATATGCCTGTTCAAGTAGAGCAACCTCTTCTTCAAGTTTTGCTTTTACAGCAGCCTCAAAGATTGTTGTCGCTTTAGCATGAAACTCTTCTGAAAGGTTCTCACCTTCGAGTAGGGCATTAACATGCTCTGACATATCTACCTGATATGCTTCGACTGGTGATTCCTCTGTCTCTTCTTCTAGTGCTTCTTCTTCGACACCAAACTCAAAGTTCTCGTCGATAGCAGCAAGAATTTCTTCCTCTGAAAGACCGGCTTCAATACCTTCGTTAATGAAGTCTTCGAGTTCCTCAGAAATCTCAATTTCTTCCTCAACGTTCTCTTCTTCCATTGAACAAGCAGCCATTTTTGATTTCTTAGCTGCTTCTTTAATTGTAGCAACACGGGCAGCAATTGCATCTTGTTCAGCAACAACTGGACGGTCATCTTCCATTTCCTCTGGTAGACCTGCAGGAGCAGATGAACCGGACTGTGGCTGAGCCTTTAATGTCTTTTTCTTTTCGCCTGCAACTGATGGTTGACCAGACTTTGATGTGTCCTTGCCAACGTCAGCAGCGGCAGCAGCACCAAGATTGCCTGATGGCAATGATGTTGGTGTCTGACCACCAAGGTCATGTTGTGCACCTTCAAAAGAAGAGGAGTCTGGAGCACCAGCACCATTCTCTGCACGTTTCTTTTCTTCTTTATACTTTGAACCTGGATGTAATGTCTTAGCATTGCCTGTTGAAGCGGTAGATGGATCGACAGGATTTGGATTAGAAACACCACCTTTACCCACTGATGGGTAATTGATGCCATAACCTTCCTGAAGATTTTTACCTTCTAGCACAGCCTTTGCTGTTTCTGTTAATGATGCCATTTGGTAGTTACTCCTTTTTTACCTTATATATTTAGTTATTTATAATTTTGAAATATAATTTTCAAAAATTCTTAGAGCCACGGACTCGATTTCGTGCTTGGATGCTTCTTTAATAAGTTTCTTAGCATAATCATTATTCTGCTGTGTCCACTTACCATTAAGAAATACCCATTCAACTCCTTCCATAATACCTCGCACAAATGCGTCAGGCGCACTAGGATCAGCCACAACATCTGCTGCCGTTGCTAACTTATAGTCGTCTTGGACTTGTTGATAACCGTTATGTGCCCTTAGAGACCCTACGCCTCTTGTTGACACACCAAGACTTGCACCACCGTCTAATAGACTCTTAACTATTTTACCGTTAGGAGTATCCAATATTTTTGCTTTACCAATAAAGTTTGTTCCGTCTGCCTTCAATGATGTTATCATATGAGACACACGATCTAGGTTAATTTGAGGATTCTCAGGATGACCTAGTTCACCAAATGCTCGGTTCTTAGAAACATATTCACGGTTGTATCTGTCTGCTTCTTTTGAAAGCACATTCATAGGATATACACGACCGTTACGGTTCTGTTTTTCGGCCTGCATAAAGATACCTGTGATAAAGTGGTTTGTACCACCTTTACCATCGGACTCTACCAGGTATTGAATGTCTTGAATATCTTCTCTAATAAGTTTCATTTCTTACCTATTTAGTTATATTTATTCTTCTAAGTTACTGTAACTGGCAATTTCGCCAGCAACACGACCAACAGCACCAGGAATTTTCTTTGAAAGATATTTTGTAGCACCAACTACTGCTCCTCCTGGAGGATGTGCAGCAGCAATTGCATCTGCTTTTTTACGATTACGACCTGTTGGTGTATCTTCATAATCTGATTTTGGTGCTTGTGTGTCGTGCATATCTTTAGGAAATTGAGAAGGTGATTCTTTTCCTTTAAAT